TCAAACTCAGCAAGTGATGCTTCCATAACTTGTGATTGATATGGTGACATGAATGATTGTGTCTGTGCAGCTGTTGGCGCTCCTAAAGATACACCACCTAATGTTGATCCTGCAGCTCCTGCTTGTTGTTGTGCTTGTTGTAAAAATGGTTGAAAAGATCCAACACCTGATTGTGCTAAACGTTGTGCTTGTCCTTGTAATGCATCTTGTGCAGCAACTTTCGGTGCAAGTCCTGCTAAATTTTGTTGTCTTACTTCAAATGCTCTTGCAGCATCTTGTCTTGCTTTAAATCCTGCTGCGGTTTCACCTGCTGCTTTTGTTAAACTACCTATACCACCTGATACGACAGGTACACCTGTCATTCCTACGGCTTGTTTGGCTAAATCTGCTCCTATATCTTCTACGAATTTTGCTGGTCTTGATATTGTGGTTTGCGTTGACATTATAATACTTCCTCTAATCTTTGTGATGTTTGAAACATTTTTCTAGCGCCATCTAATCCTTGCGATTCTTCTGATACTTCACCTCCGGACTCGAGGTTTTTCATCATATTATACATGACTTCTGCTCCCTTGTCTATATCTCCTTCACCTGCATTTCTTACAGCGTCTGCAGTAAATACAAATTCATTTTTTGATAATCTTGCAGGTACATCGTCTGCTCTTTCCATTCTACCAATAGGTACGAATCCACCTTCTTGTCTTAAATCCATTTCTTGATTATCCATATCTAATAAAGGCATAGTCTCTTTTGCAACTGGTTCTTTAGATCCTTCTGCATAACCTATTCTACCACCATCAGCAGCAAATTGAGTTCCTCTAAATCTATTTGCTAAATCTCTTTTAAGTCTCATAGCTTGAACGCCTTCTAATCCACCAAAATCAGGACCAAGATTCATTGGTCCATCTTTCTCTTCTTCTCCTGGAAATAAGAAAGGTGCTAAAGTAGTTAAACCTAATCCTTTTGCAGCACTAAATTTACCTTTTGTAAATAGTAATGGATTTTTTTTACTAAATAATGTTTTAGCACTAAAACCACCCATACCTTTACCACCTAAAAATCCAGGAAGTCCTCCACCTCCTCCAAAGTAAGCCATACCACCTAATATAGCAGCTTTACCTAGTGGAGACTTAGCAATTTTCTTAACTGCACGTGTTGCTTTCTTAACTAGTTTACCTAAAAAATATTGTTGTCTTCCTGTTTCAAGGTCCATGATCCCACCTTGATACTCCGGCATACCACCGTCCATGTATCCTGCTCTTGCTATTCCACCATCAGCTAGACCACTAAAATCAAATTGAGAGCCCATGAATCTTGCACCTAGTCCTGAGTAATCTCTAGGGTTTACTTCCTCTTCTTCAGTTTCTTTTTTTTTTACTGCTTCAACAATTGGAGGTACATAGTTATCTCCTCCGCCATCACCACCCATAACAACATCTCTAGTTGTCATTGTTCCATCTGCATTTCTATGAGGAATAGTTTCTCTTCTATATCCACCAGTCATATTTCCATAAGCATCTGTGTATCCAGCTTGTCTGTCAGACATATATTTATCATATACATCATTTCTTTGAGTTAAATTCATTTTAGAAAAATCTTCTGGTGTAATGTTTTTAAAACCACCTTTACCTAAAACTTTACCTGTAAAAAAATCTCTAGTATATTTAGCTCCTGCTTTAAAAGGAGTTTCTAAAGCTTTTAAAACACCCCCGGAAATTCCTGGAGGATAACTTGGGTCAAAATAATTAGAAAATTGAGAATCTATAGCTCCTGATAAATAGTCATTTTTTTCTTCATCATAGTTTTCATCAAATTTATACTCACCTTTATAATAATTTGGTATTTCTTTTGCACCTATTCTTTTTCTACGGTCCATAACCGTTTCTTTTTGTGTTTGAATTTTATCAAAAGCTGTATCAAAGACTTGTTGTTGTCTGTCTTCTTCTTCTTTTTCTCTTACTCTTTTTTCTTCTGCTAATTTATCTAATTCTTTTTGTCTAGCTGCATCTTCTTCTTCTTTAGCTTTAATTCTTTCCCTTTCTTCTTTAGCTTTTTTAGCTTCTAAATCTCTTTTTTTTTGAACCTCTTTAGCTTTTCTAAGCATTTCTTCTCTATCTTTTTTAGCTTTAGCTTTTTTAGCTTCTTCTAGTTCTATTTTTTGTTTTCTTTCTAAAGCTTCTTTTCTAGATTTTTCTACAGCTTCTCTTTTTCTTCTTTGTGTTTCTTCATTGGCTCTTCTAGAACGTTCCTCTGCTGCTCTTCCTCCACCATAATCTCTATTATCTCCACCTCCACTAACATTACCACCACCATGACTAGCATCTGAAGTTCCTCTATCACTATCACCCCAACCATTTAAACTCATTACACCTGAGGGTCCTCTGTTAGGTTTACCATTTAAAGAGTTATGTAAATCTTTTTTAAGAAGTAAATCTTTTTCTGCTTTTGTAATATACGCTAATTTTGTTGTAGGGTGGTCAGGTGAGGACTGCCAATCTTTAGGTACAGTAACAGTTTTCTTTTTACCAAGATAGTTTTTAACACCACCTTGCATGGCTACTTTACCATCTTTTAACATCTGTCTTACCTGTTGTGCTCTTGTAATTGCCATCGTTCTATTTTATATAAGTTTACCTTAGTTTACAATATTATTCATCATCAGATGCAGCACCAAGTGGTGGCATTGCAGCTACTTTTATCTTTAAAGATCGCATAACGTCTTCTTTTTTAGTATTAGTAGATGGGTTTGCAATATCATCCTCTGCTTCTTTATCTGAATTATACTCTACGTTAGTTTTAGTATTTCTTAACACTACTTCTGTTTCACACTTAACAACTGGTACTTTCTTACCATTTATCATTGTGTATGTTACTTCACCTTCTTCTTTAAACGCCATATTTTCTCCTTAGTCTCTGTTAATTTCTAATAATGATGCCACAACATGTAATTCATTAGCATCAGATGCGGTAACTTTCAATATCTCATTTTCTAATAATATCAAAGGTTCTGTTAATAATTGTTCAGTAGTATTAGAAGCTATTGATTTAACTTTAAATAAACTAAATACAGCTGCTGCTGCATTAGTTAATGTTGCAGTTATAGTTGCTGCACTTCCAGCATCGTTTGACACTAATAAAGATTTTACAATAGCTCTAGAGTTACTAGGTGTTGTATATAATGTAGTAGCATTTGTTGTAGTTAAATCTACTTTTGCATTTGTATATATGTTAGCCATTAAACCAAGTAAACCTTTCTTGTTCTTGTTTTTGTTCGTTTAGAAATGTAGAATTTAATTGTTCTACAATTAAAGCAATTGCTCTGTTAATTTGTTTTTGGTTAGACACATCATAGTCTTGTTTAGGTTCTGGTAATCTTACTAATACTTTAGCCATTATCTACGTCCATCCGGTTGTACATCTATTCTAAAAGTTCCAAAACGCCAAGACTCACTAACATTAGTATTTTCTATTTTTATATTAACAAATCTTCCTCTAGCTCTTGTATCTTTTTTATCAGTGCTAGAAGTAATTGTAAAAGGACTAAGCGCTGTTGTTGTTTCAGATTGTTGTGGATAACGTTTGACAGCAAGTGTTACTTTTGCATTACCTTGTAGATCTTTAAAATCTGGTATAAATCTTCTCATAGCTAAAAACACATCTCCGGAAAGTGTTGATCCTGTAGATTTACCTTGAGCATTTTTTTGACTTGCTTGTAAATCAAAATCATATGATTTTACAAATGATGTAACTGTTGTTGTACTACCATCTGCATTAACTTGATCAGTACCTACTTCATGCTCAAACAAAGTTGTTTGACCTAAACCATCCTCACCCACAACTTCAGGAAATGTTCCTGATGCAGAAGAATTAAATTTAGTTGCAATAGGTTTTGGATAAACAGTTGCATCAATCCAAGAAGTTCTTGCTTCTGTTCCAATATACCAAACACCACCTCTTACTTGTTCACCATAATTAAATACTACATATTGATCATTGTAAGTAGAATTAGTTGACGGGTAATACCAAACAACTTCTGTAAATTGATTATTTAAACCAGCGTATACTTGCTGACCTTTTGTAGTATCAGCTTGATCATATACATAGTCTTCAACAGAACATGGTAGTGATTTAACTGTACCATCAAACATAAAAAAACCATTTGGACTCATCCAAAAAGCAACACCATCAATTTCAACAACTGCATTCTTACCTATCAATCCACAGTTAGTACCAACTTGTTCAAATCCAAAAGTAAAAGGTGCACCAATAAATTTCATTGAATACAATGCGTTGTCAGTCCAAATTAAAATAGAATCTTTACCTTTTAAAGCACCCATAATTTTTGTACCATCTTGTAGTCTTTGTGTACCTGCAGTGTTGATTGCCGTAGGTGTATAATCATTTATATCTTCTTGGTCAGAAAATCTTATAAACATATTATCTTGTGTTGCGGTACTTCCAATAGTTGTTTCTGTACCTAAGTGAATTAAGTGACGTGTTGTAGGTGAAACTAGTGTAACTCTTGTTGCTGTTGGGTTAGCTGATGTAGAAAAACCAGAAGTAGTTGTAGATGCTCTAGTTGTTAATCTTGCAGCATCTCCAGCGTTCCATGTAAATGTTTTACCGTTTGCAATAGTTGAAACTAATACTTGACCAAAATTACTTAATGACCATAGTCCTGGTTCAAGAGTTACTACAGATGCAGAAGAGGCTTCACCCCAATCTACAAAGTCTGCAGCATTGGTTACGGTTGTGCCACTTGAATGTGCAGCTCTTGTTGAACCATCAACAGCTCTTGTAATACCTGTTAAATTATTTGTTGATACACCTGTATAAGAAATTAATTCTGTCCCAACTTGTATTCTACCAGTTGTTGGAAAACCTGTAGCAGATGTCAAAGCAATTGTTGATCCTGATGTACCATTATTATTATCACCGAGTGTTCCATTTAAAGTTGTTGTTACAGCACTTGAAACTATACCATCCCATTCTGATATACCCCAACCATAACCATAAGATTGTGCAGCAGGGCCAACAGGTTCGTAAGGAGTAATATCACAAGAACCACCTCCAGCAGCTCCTGTTGTAGTTTGTGTTCCTGTTACAATTGCAATCAATGAGTTTGTAATTCTAGTTACTTGAAATAATTTACCTTCAAATGCAGCATCAGTTAAACCTATACCTGGAGGTACACTTACATTACTTAATAAAATAATATCTCCTGATTGTAAATTATGAGCTGAAGAAAAAGTTACTGAGACTTCTTTAGATGCATCTGTTGCAGACATTACAACACTTCCGATTGTAGATTTAATTGGAGTAATATCGTACAGTTGACCTTCAAAATATATTAATAAAAACTTATCAGTTCCTATTGCAACATATTTGTTTCCATCTAAATCAACAAATGCAAACTCACGTCTTGCAACACTAACAATACTGTCAGAAACTAATGATGACCAACCTCCTACTTTTTCTGGTAGTCCATACCTGAATCTTGTATTATCACAATCGACCCATCTATTTTCTGCACCTGATTCGGTGTCTTGTTTATCGATTCCCGGTAAGACTTTAAAGTCGATTAGAGCCATGATCCGTGCTCCTATATATTATCTTTATAGATCCAGCCTCTTGTAGAGTTTACATATACCAAAGTAAATGCAGCTCCATTTGTGGATACTGTTAAATTAGCGGCATTTCCTAAAATAGGTGAACTATTTCTATTGATAGTTAAGTTGTTAGAACCAAAACCATTTCCACTATCAATGAATGTAACTTCATTTCCTATAGCAGGTGAAGCTGGTAATGTTATTGTAACTGGAGCATTTAAACCTCCACCAGTACCTGTTGTATTAATTAATAATTGATCACCATTAACTGCAGTGTAAGCAGCGGGTATTGTATAATAGCCCTTGGTTATTGGACCTGAACTAATATTAGTTCCGTCTGAATATAAAACTATTTTAGCACCTACAGGGATAGTTACACCTGTTCCTGAAACTGTTTTAACTGTTAATGTATAATTAGATGAAGATCTAGCTGTTGCATCTTCTACAATAAAAACTCTTTCTGCAGAGTCGGGCATAGTAACTGTTCTGTTAGCTGCTAGTGTTCCTGTAAATTTGTAGTATAAATTTTTACCGTTTGATACAGCGTATGTTGATAAAGATAATGCTAGATCAGCTGATGCTATACTTTGAGTAAAGTATCCTGATGTTGCTTGTTCTAAAATCTGTAGGTTTGTATTAGTAATTGTACCCCAGGTACCTGCTTTTTCACCTGTTGTTATTAATTCTAGTTTTAAATCACTTGATGTACTTGATGCCATAATTCTCCTTATGCGTCAGGGTCAACCGGGACC